CCCTGTCGAGGTGATGTCCTGATAGGATGCAATACATAACAACTGATTAGCCGTTACTGCGCCCGATAGAACTACCTGAATCTTTTGGTTTGTTGCGCTTAGATACATTAGTATGCGGCTATGTGTGCCATGATTACATTGATTGTTTCACCTCCACCCCCACCAATAGCCAACATTGCATCAACAGCCGTCTTGAGTGCTGATGCCGAAGCTACTGATGGGGATGAACAGTCCGTGTAGAGTAGTTTATACTGCTGTCTGAACAGCCCCGTTTCGACCTGATGGGTAGCGAAGATGAAGTAATCACCATCAACAGCAGTCGTGCAATACACCTTTTTATAGATGTACTCACGAGTATCTTCGGTGACTTTGATCTGTGAATCCGAGTAGCTGACGAAGGAGTAGGTCATTACGGTGCTAATTGTGCAACTGCTTCGGCAAGGCCAGCTATTGCGCTGTATGGTGTTGTTTTAATTGTGTTGTCATACTTAATCACATCGTAATCACCATTACTTAAATTTACCACGTATTGCCCGAAATGTACCGATGCGTAGTTAGTAGATGTTGCATCAACAAAAGCTGAAAATTCAGAAATGTTAAAGAAGTAAAGTCGTGTTGATGTTGGTGTAAGTCCGTCAAGTATTTCTACCTGACATTTAGCGATGCCGAATGTCCCGAAACCGAGTTCAGGCGCACCGAAGTTGATTGTTGTTGCCATTTTTTTTAGTGTTTTATTGGTTAGACTGTTGATCTTGTTGTCCTGTATGTTCAAGGAGTAGTAGATACTCCCATAATGTTAGTCTTTCAATGTTCACCCCGTAACGCTGTTGCAGTAACGTGCGTTGGATGAATCCCCGTTCGTTTATTCCTGCGAGTTTAGTTGCTGGATGTAGTTCAATTGGGAGTCGCTCACCTCTTTTACCGCTATCAAACATTTCTTTAAAACGTCCTCTGATAGCTTCGGCAAGGGAAGCATATCCTGAAGACGCTGTAATATAAAAAAATGGTCAACCTCTGAACCTGCCTCCTTCCAGCGTTGCACCTTTTCATTGATATAATCGGGGTCAATCTTATACGGACTTTCGTTCTCATCGAAGTACCGAATAGCCGCAAACTTATAGCAGATGTCTTCTGTTGCAATAGGAAATGTAAGGCGTTCTTTCAGCATCTCAACAATCTTCACCATGTCCATGATGTTAATCTCCTTCTGATTGCGGAGTACCTTCTCAAACGCTAGTATGAAGTTCTGCAAGTCCTGTTTCTGCAACCGCATATCCCATTCCTCATAGACCTGCAATGCGGCTAATCCACGTGCGGTGAAGGTGTTGAATAAGTCCTTTAATTCGTAATACTGAACACCCCTGTCGATGAATGCAGGGATGATCACATTACCATCCTGCAAGTCCCATTTCTTAGGCTCTTTTTTGAATAACTTAAGTAGTTTCATAGATTATTTTTAGTCATGTATTCCTCAACTTCCATAGGGATTGATTCTCTGATGTTGCCATATCGCACGACAAACCCCCTGCGGATCAGTTTCCATCGTCCCGTATTCCATACTTTCAACTCCATCTTATAGGCATGAACCCACTTTTCGGGTCGTCCCTGACAGGCACACCGTCCTGTATAAGTGAAGCCTAGTTGTTCAAGTGTCATAGTTCAAAGTCTAACCAAATTTCATCATCACTATGTCTTATAGCTACTAATATCATTCCTGTTTCATGCAACTCATTAAACCAAGATAGCAACTGATCATATTTAGCAATCAACCTAACACCTAAGAATCTTTCCGAAGGCTGATATACCAATATCTTTTCAACCCATGCAGGTAGTGCATCGAGTATCGCATGATCGTGTAGCTTATCCCACATTCGAGTTTCAAACACCCATCTATCTTCAGGTGTTAACTGATCGTAAGTATGATAATTTATTTCAAATTCCTTTGTCATTCGCTGTCTATTAATTGCCCTAATCGTGTCGCTACGTATGCCAGTGCAGGAACGTAAATGATATACCACAACAGGGATTCAGTATTGAAGTCATGCGTCAACCAATATGGTAGGATGCTATGCACCGAAGCCATACAGGTAGTGCAGTTAAATAATGGTTTAGTCAGGTCGTAGGGAATCTTTGATTCAATCCAATGTCCTAGCTTCTCGAATATCATATCCTCACCGAAAGCTAAGTGAAGCCCCACGATAGCGGAAGCGTTCAGGAGCAGTAACAGGATTAAATCAGTCATGCCGTTTCCGTGTTGGTGATGTTCAGACTAATACAGGAGTAGTTCACATAGCCATAAGTGAGGGTAACAGGTACACCGTTCTCCGTGATGGTTAATGTGAATGGGGAATTATACGGACTAAACAGTCCTGTTGGAAAGTCAGCCGTGTCGATGTCAGCCTCACCGTTCGTGTCGGTCGTAGTCGTGTAGGTGTAATTCTTGCCTGATACGTTGTCGGAAATCGTGATTACGTACTCCGTTGAAGCGTCAAGCCCCTGAATTGTAATCGGTGTTTCGCAGTTAACAGCGTACTGTTCATAACAGGACAGGCAGTCGGTAGCGTCTTCGGGGTTGACTGATGGGGGGCATGGTGTAGCCTCGGCACTATCAATTACTACACCATAAGCTAAATTAGGTGTTATAGCAACATAGAAGTTAGTAGGGGCAATAAATAAAGCCCCAGTTAAACTCGGATCAGTTGCAGTACCTTCTAATGTAATGCTCCATTGATAGTAGTTGTTTAACCCTACTGTAACGGTTGACCATGAATGTGTCTCTGTGGTAAATACGACACCTGTATAATAACCCGAAATAGCACTTTTAATCTGCGCAAAAACCGTGTCCCTTTGGGTTGCATCGGTCATATTTTGGCTTAAAATGAAAAAGGTTACATCAGCAGTAGAACCGTCTGTTGAACTTCTAATAGCCGACCATGCTTCGCTTGTTATATTACCGTAGCTTGTCAGCCACCTATAATTAGCTACTAACGAAATTGGTTGAGTTGCCATTGCTACAAGTTTTAACCCATTCAGTAGTCCCGTAGTTATGCCGTAGCCGATGGCAAATATACTAGATTATTGGTTGTAATCAACAAAAATGTAATAAAAAAGCCGTGCTTCCAACACGGCTCTGTAAATAATAGTATGACGCACAAACTTAATGGGACTACTTTAAACATGAGAACAGCATGTGCAAACCAATTAAGAAGTGTGCGTCAAAGATACGCGCACTATTAATGAATTACTAAAGTAACCTCGGCATTTATACCAGCTTTATTAAGAGCTGCGGTTAATGCTGTAAAGCAATTACGAACTTCTAGGTGGTTACGTAAGATTTCAACGGCATCCTTCTCTTTACCCTCGTTATTACTATTCATTCGGGATATAATGTGAATTGCATTTTCAAGTGAAATGCCTTCACCAACAGACATTATAGCACCTGTAATCGGGTCAGGCGGGTTTAAACCAGAAATATACTTACTTACTTCAATCAGAAATTGCCTGTTTACTATTACGGTCTTTTCGTTGTCGATAAAATCTACAGGGTCAATTTTTGTCTGACCATCTATATTTTTTGATTCCTTTTCGTTTTCCATGCCCCAAATATAATACATTAACTATTCAATCTCACAAAGTCACCGTAAAAAGTATTTAACGCATAGCGGAACGTGTCAAGTAAATCCGCTTTCCGTACATCTGTCTGCCTGTCCTTAACAATATTCTGCTCATCATCAACCTGAACATACTTCAAGTCCTTGATTAACAACTCACATGAAGGGTCAATCCTAACTGTTTTATTCTGCAATATACTGTTAGTCAATACTCTTGAATCCCTAATGGATGGATTTATTCTTGGCTGTTTCATCTGACCATTAGCAAGACCTAGCATTTGCTGAACAACTGTATAATAGTTAAGGTTTCCTTTGGTTAGTGCTGATCTATTCGCACCTGTCGCATCACCCGTAACTAAATACAATGCTGTCGGATAAGTAGCCAATATCTGTTCGCATAGTTGGTAAATATCCCCATTGCTAACAGCCCATTCCTTGACTACATTTATGGCATTACCATCATCCTGCAACGCAATACACGTAACGGGGTCAACGTTAAAATCGAAGGATAGCATCAGTTCATGACGTTTGTCGTATTTAGCCTCCTGAATATGCTTAGCAGGGTCAAATGAATACGCAAACGGATTGTTAATAGCGTCAACATCTTCGGCTAATATCTCGCACCTGAATGTTAACTCATCCATAGTCAGGCGTAGATTATCAATCTCGTTTGGGTCAATATGAGGATTTGAGTAAGTTGACAGGTTAAACGACCGCCAATCCTTCTTGCCTTCTATTCCTAGCTTAAATAGTTCCTTGAAATAGGTTTGTCCGAACTTAGGTGTTGATAGTATGAAAGCATCGCCCTTGTAATCCAATAGCGTTGGCAAGATAGTCCCATTCCATGCCTCACTGAACTTCTTAGCTTTCTCTGCCTCATCCACAACCACCCGCTTATACTTCCTTCCACGTCCTGAATCTGGATTGTCCATTGACCACATATCAATTATACCGCCAGTGATCAGTCGCAACTGCTTTACCTGCTCGTTTTTTGATTCAATAATATCGTGTAAGTTATTCCTGACCTCTATCCAAACATCATGTAAATCACCGTATGTAGGTGCAAAGTAACCAACAGGAAAGCCGTCTAAGGCGGGGTTAATAATTAGGTCGTTAGAGGCTAGGGTTGTTTTTCCCCACCTTCTACCAATATTCAATACGTTAAATCGGGATGCTTCGGATAATACCTGCTCCTGCCCGTAATGTAATCTCTTGAGTTTAACAATAATTTCACTCACGTATAACCTTTAAGGTGACAAGATTGCCATCTTCGTTTTTTATCTCGGTTCGTTGGAAGTCCCCATATTTTTTAGGCATCATCTTAGAAAGTAGCCATTTACGGGTATCTACACGTAGTTTGTCACGGGCAATTACATTGTAGTTTACAATTTCAGTTCCATCCTCTTTTTTTATGACATCATCGTCCATTGCATCCGCTATTTCCAATGTCATATCTGCCATATAATCAGCCTGTTCCTCTTTTGAGCGCGCGTATTGCTCTAAAAACTCTTTTTTATCAGAGTCTTTTAGCCAATTCATAACAGTAGCCATGCATGGCATATCATCATCGTCACGACAAATTTTACGCAAAGACCTTTCTGATGTGGCTATGCGAATACATAGTTCATCAATTAATTCTTGCGTATATATTGTTGGTCTAGCCATATCTTTCATTCCTTCACCCAATAAACAGGCGTACTATTCGGGATCAACATTACTTCGGGCTTCAATCCTCTTTCTACCCAAAACTCCATGACTGCCGTACGAACCCCTGCCAACGCCCAATCGTCAATGATGATAAACCCGCCTGTACTGATATTATCATACAACTCACGAAGCACAAAGATAGTCGGTGCGTACACGTCCATATCTAAGCGCAATATACTAATCTTTTCGGGGTAATCGAACGGTACGGTATTCTGAACCCATCCCTTTACTAACTTCCAGTTGGCTTCACCCGTCCAATCATTCAGATTTCTAACAACCTGCTCCAATGGATGCACGGTTATTCCTGTACTCACTAACAACTCCTCATCAGGCACGTTCACATCATGGGTGATCTCACCAATACCCGCCTGTTCGGTGTCCATTCTCCCCGCACGTTGGATTCCTTCAAAGCTATCATAGCCCCAAAACTTTCGGAGCGTATGACCCTCTGCCTGAATACAACCCTTAATCATCATTGCGAAGTTAGCACCTGCGGCTATTCCACATTCGACTATATCGCCTTCAATGCCCATGCCGACCTTATAGCCGAGATCATAACTATTTCGAAGCGTATCCAATGTTGAATAGGCTGAACCTGCTATCTGTGGGAAGTGATCTGCGGGGTGGGTCATGGGTTAAATGTTTCGGTGTAGTAGTTTCCGTTATGCCATGTGTCGTTATGCCCCTCCCCATACGCTTCCTTTATCTCAACTCTGTGCATTTCACGGGCTATTTTTAGGTCTGCATCAAAGTCAGTAAATGAATAAGGTTTTGCTTTGTGATCACCCTCCATCCATCTTATTAACATATCGTGCTTTTCAGCCAAGTATTCTATTGATGATTGTTTCATATTTTCAGTTGTTTACATTCCTCTCATGGCTACAATAGCCTGTTGACTGTCAGGGGCAAAAGTAACATATCCTTGCTGATCTTGCAAGTCCAATCCTAATTTATGTGCAATCAGCGACATTACGGACTGATCATGCCGCGACCCCTTACACTCATCCGACTGCGATTCTGTATGCGCTACGT